GAGGGAGAGAAACGAAGGCAAAGTTGTCTCTGTGAAAGACCACCTCAGCGAAGCTGGAAATGAAGGTTGGGTATGGGAGATAGAAGCTATGGGAACTATGTTCAAAATGTGGACTATGTTTACTAAAAGCTCTAAATGGAAACTAATTGAGGTAATGAAATCACTTCATGTTGAACTCAAAGCTGGTGAGATGGAATTTAATCCAGATAATTATATAGGGAAACCTATTGGAATTGAGATTGATAAAGAAGAAGGTAGTGATTACTTTAATATTGTTAAAACTTTCCCAATTAAGGTAACAGTAGAAGCACCTGAAGATAGTGCTTTCTAGACTATAATAAAGTTAATACATAACTCTCATAGTTATGTAAAAAAACCCTTGGACTAGCAATAGCTCAAGGGTTTTTTATTACTTCTTGCCGTATTTTCCGACTTTAGCTTTTTTCTTTAACTTTTTAGTTCCATATTTTGGCATGAGAACTACTTAGTTATTTGTTTCTTAGCGTAAGTTTTAATTACAGCCAAAGCTGCACCACCACCAGCAAGCGCTGCGAGCTGAAGTGTTTCAGCTTCTACGCCAACTAGAGGAGCTACTGTTAAAGCACCGATGAACGCTTCAATGAAGGTCCAACCAGTTCTTTCTATCATATCTTTTAAGTCTTCTGACATATGTCTCCTTACTCGATTACTTTCCCACTCAGTTTAAACTGAATTTTGGAAACTTTCTCATTAATAGATTCAAGTTGATCCATAACTTGAGGTATACCTATTACATCATCTGTGGATTTATTAGATAATCCACCATCTAAATTAATTTTGCTATATTCTATGGTGACTTTCTCGCCTTTTAGTATGGCACCAGATACTTTAGGATAGAGACGCTTATACGCATTTGCCGAACTGCCGACAAAACCGTCTTTACTGACATCTAAATCTTGTTGAGTGTCACCTACGACCAGACAACCACTGCTCGAATCGTCAGTATTCCCCTGGTGAATTAAGATCCACTTAAATCCAGGGACATCTTGTAACCATAACATACCTCTATGCATTGTCGGATACTTCTTGGTATAGCGATCGTTGAAACCACCTACTGTTCTTAGCTTGATTTCATACTCTCCTTCAGGTATACAAGTCTCGTGCATTACCTTTACTTCTTGATATTGATCTTCTAATGTAAAGCATTCAAAAATTCCATTAATGAATAGCATTCCATTTGTCGCATCTTTACCAAATTGTGTTCTAACTACTTGTAGTTTCATTATCTCTCCTTTTTTGTATTGCAGTGCAGTGAGCACCCACAGCATAGATATTTACATCCACATCTCATTTTCTAAACCTTATGGTTAAAAGCCATACACCTAACGTTATTAAAGTCGCAAGACCTGTAATCTGTTGGGCGCTCCCTGTGAGAGTAAGTGTAGCAATAACTAAACCAACTAAAGTCCAACTAAGGTTTAAAGTTTCTTTAATTATTTCTACAAACCAAGACCATATCTTTTTAAACATTATGATCTTCTCATTATAAATGCTGCCATAGAAGCTATTCTAGTCAGAATAACTGGGACTACAACCTCTTGCGCTTTTTCACGCTGATCTGATGTCATATCATCACCAATGTTTGTAATAGTTATTTCTTCTAAGTTGTCAAAGTCCACAAAAACTTCTATTGGATTCTCGAGAAACTCCTCATACTGCACCTCTGTAACAACATCCGCAAGAGTATAATTCTCTACATCTTTATTTTCTACAGCTCTCTCAACATATTCTTCTACTGCAGTAGCAACTGATTCATCTTCCTTAACAGCTTCAGCAATAATCTCAACGTCTTCTGCTTCTACTTGTAATACTTCAGCAACAACTTCAACTTGTTCTTCTGTTAGTTCCTCTATCTCTTCAATAGCTTCTTCAACTACGGCCTGTACTACCGCCTGTGTTTCCTCTGTGGCTTCGGATAGATTCTGTACACCAATGTCGTTAACTTCTTCTAAGACTTCAACGACTTCTTCTGTTTCAAGCTCTTCAACATATTCTTCAATAACTTCTTCAATTTCTTCTTCAGATAAATCTTCTTCAACTACAGGTATATCAATAACTTCTTCTAATTCTGCAACTTCTTCTTCAACCATTTCTTCAGTAAGTATCTCTTCAATTGGTTCTTCATCTTCCAGAATTTCAGGTTCATCATCAATAAATTCTTCTTCAATTTCAGGTATAAGATCATCTTGTACACTCTCCAAATCTTCTAATACTTCCTCTGGGTCAGGAGGAAATATATCATTAGCTATTAATACATCTATTAAGTCTATATCTTCTTCAATTATTATTTCTATTTCTTCAAACTCTTCCAGCTCTTCTATGTATTCCTCTACTTCAAGGATTATTTCAACAAACTCCTCTAGTTCCTCATCTGATAATTCTTCAATGAATTCAAGTTCTTCTTCCAAGAGTTCAAGCTCCTTAGCCTCAGTCTCGATTTCCTCTTCAAGAATAAGTATCTCTTCCTCAGTAAGTTCTTCAAATTCAAGTTCTTCAAATTCATCATCATCTGCCACTTCAAGTACCACAATGACATCATCAAGAAGCTCTTCTCCTTCTTCATATTCTTCTTCATATATTTCTTCCTCGTATTCTTCTTCATATATTTCAAAATCACAATCACCACGCTCAATCTGAGCATCAGTCATCTCACAACCATACTCTTCTAAGTTAGCTAATCTTTGTTCATCACGTATTGCTGTTGCTTCAATTTCTTCTCTAGTATTTCTTTCTTCATTAGTTTCATAAATACCTGTTTCTTCAAAGTTTAGCTCTTCTTCTGTAGGAGGAGGCGGAACATAAACAGTTGTAGTTGTTGTAGTAGTAGTAGTTGTAGTAGTCGTAGTAGGAGTTGTAGCAGTATATTTATAATATACATTATCTATTAGCCACCAATCACCTAAGTTATCTGAAGCTCCTGGTATCACTATCTCATTGATAGTTGTACCTGTCGGTGCAGTTACTACTATAGTCGCTGTGCTGTTCTCTACTGTCTGTGGATCTGCAGCATCCCAAGTGTTAATAAAGTTTATTGTTGAAGTTGTATCATCATCGTAGTAAACAGTAGCTGTGCCTGTAGATTCTCTAGCACCATACCTTAGACCTACCTCAGTAATCGGTTTAGTTTCTGAGTTAGGAAATGCAATCGTAAATCCATCTGTTGAACTACGTAATCCGATTTGATATCTATCTGCTCCATAATACTGTGAGCCGTGGCAATCCATATCTTCAATGTGGATTCCTCCAGGAACCATACTGTTGTCGCAATCAGCTTCGGCAGCAAGGCTAGTATCGTTACCACCATAAACGAAAGTAATATCTTCGTTAATTTGTTGGTTATCAAAATCCTCAGTTACTGTTGTTTCTTCTGCATAAACAGGTATAGGAGGAAGTATTAAAAATAAGACTAAAGCTAAACGACTTAACCGCCTGGTATGCAGTAACAATTTCCTTTGCAATCGCAAGTATTCCATTCCATCATCCACCAACCTTAAATAATATCTCTCTAATAACTTCTTCTATAATGATTAAGTTCTGATTAAACCCACTAATACTATCTTGATATGCAATAACTTGCGCTTTAAGTGTTGCTACTTCTTGCTGCAAATCATTAACTGTTTTGAATAACCAACCAACTAAAGCAGCTAAACCGCCTTGTAATATTTGTCCGAGATTAACTTGAGCTTTCATATTTTACATTATAGTATTTAAAAATGCTGCTGTGCTACTAATAGCAACTAACCAACCAACAATTTCAGCTCTCGTAGGAGATTTATTTATTTTTTCGTGAAGGAAATCTATTCTGTCGTGAATGCTTTTAACATCTTCTTTAATGATGTGTAGCATTTCTTTGTTTGTGTAACCATTATTGGATGTCATCAGTAGATTGCCAATCCCAATCTTCTTTTATATAATTATCTGGTAACTTAACTTCGGCTAATTCTTTTAGCCAACTAAAAAATCTAGGTGCGTAATAACCCAATAAAAATCCTACTATGTAATCCATTTAGTCTTCTACTTCTTCCCATTCACCTTTGTTATCATTCCAAGTATAAGACTTACCATCATCTGGCATATCAGTTGGTGCTTTCCAAGACCAAGTAGATTCATCTATTACCCATTTACTATAAGGTTTTGGTGGAATAAATACATCATTGTCTGCATCATAAGTATATCCAATACCAGCATAGTTACCTCTAAAAGCAGTTCCACTATCAGTATGTGCGTTATTTACTGTATTGTATGAAGTTCTTTTACAGGTCTGACCTCTGAAGTCTGCATACCAGGCTTCCCAAGAATCAAATCCATCAGGTAGATCATCAGTTTTATCTTCATCAATACCAACGATTACCTCTGTTACTATATTTTGTTCGTTTATAAATGCGTAATGTGCCATATCTCTCCTGTTATATCAGTTAAATGTAATATTCCCTGTTCCTTGTGTAAAAACTTCTAATTTATATCCACTTGGTGGACTTGAAGGTGTAGTTGATGTTAAACCAGCACCTACACTTAAAGAAAAATTATCTGGATATTTTATTATTACTACACCAGAACCACCAGCAGCACCAATAACTCCACCAGCACCACCGCCTCCACCACCGCCACCAGTGTTAGCAGTACCTGCAACACCAGTTGGATTGTTTAAGTGATTTCCACCAGCACCACCGCCACCATCTCCTCCAGCAGCAGTATAATTAACATTTGTACCTGTTCCACCACCGCCACCACCTGCATAGTGAACATCAGAAGAAATAACTTGTCCAACAGAAACTTCACTAGCTTGTGTTGTAGTAATTATTGTATTTATAATACCATCACCACCTCTTTGATAAGCAGAACCACCATCAGTATTACCTGCTTCACTAGCTCCACCACCGCCACCACCAGCTCTTTGACTAGCATCTCTTGTGCCACCTGCGTAACCTTGATTTACTGTTCCAGCACCAGCTGATGTGTCTGTTCTATCGCCACCATTAGCTCCACCAGAACCACCATCTCTACCTAGAGATTGGTCGCCTCCACCACCGCCACCACCATTAGCGATTACATTACCAAGTAAAGAGTTATTTCCATCTCCGCCTGTATTACCACCACCGCTAGATACTGTTCCTCCACCACCTACTGTTACAGCAAAGGCAACTCCTCTAGATGCATAAATAACACTTTCAACACTTCCGCCACCACCTGTTGCTGAAATAGAAGAACGAACACCACCAGCACCTGCACCACCACCAGCACCTCCTGCTGAAGCTCCTTCTCCTGCTCCTCCGCCACCGCCACCAGCAATAACTAAATAGTTTAATTCAATAGCTCCACCAACTGTTGTTGATATAGCTTTTGTTTTTCCACCAGTAAAACCACTAGATGACAATTTTGTAATTGACATTATGTTATTTCTGTACCGTATGCTTGAAATGTTACATTAGCATCTGAAGCACCTACAGATATTTCTGCACCTGCTTCTAAAGTGATACCAAGTGTTAATGTAATAGTATCGTTTGCAGCTATGCTTGTATCGTAAGCAATATAATCTTGATTAGCAACACCAGAGTTATCATCTTTTGTTGCAATTCTAAATGTGTTAGCTGCATTCTCCCTATTACATACAATAATAGTAGATACTATTGCTTCTGTACTACCAGGAACTAAGTAGAGTTCAACATCATTTGATGAAGCATCTGCTACTTGTCCTAAAATTTTATATGCATTGGCCATTTATTTTCCTTTCTTATGCTCCTATTAATAAAAGTTGATCAAAAGCTGTTCCACCACCAGCTGCTGCCCATTCTGGAGCAGTAGCTCCAGAGTTCATTTTTAATGTTTGACCTGCGGTACCTTTAGCTAATCTCACATAGCTTGTACCATTATGATATAAAGTATCTCCTGCAGCATCTGAGCCGACAGAAAAACCAGCGGAGAAAGTTACCTTACCTCCATCAGCTATAGTCATTGACAAATCTCCATCGGTATAGTCAATAGTTGCAGTTTCTAAACTTCCTGTTCCTATATTCACACCGCCATCATCGATTGTCATTATATCTGTGCCGTCTATATCAAAAACCATTTTTCCGTGATCTGCTGTACCAGAAGCGGTTGCTGTAGAGAAATGAACTTCTTCTGCAGTTTTATTAGAGCTTCCATTCAAAACTTCGATAGTTAAGGATTCTGTTGCACTTGTTCCCATTTTAAGAGAAACATCTGCATTATTAGCATCTTCATAAATTGTGAGGTCTCCACCTGTTAAAGCAGTTACACCTGATACATAAGTTTTGACTTGAGAAAGGTTAATATATTTTTCAGTTCCTCCGTCTGATACGGCTAATTTATCTGTATCGGCTAATGTTACACTGGTTCCATCAGTCATTCCATCTATGTTAAGAACCTCAGCAGCACCCCATTCAATAGCGTTAGCTGCAGAGTTAGTCCTTAATATTTGACCTGCAGAACCTACAGCTGCTAAACCAGTTCCTCCGTGTGTAATTGGAACTGTATCTCCTGATACAAATTCTGATAAACCATCAGCATCTCCTGCTGAATCAAACGTTGCTTTTACTGGTACTTTATCTGCCATTAACTAATCCTCAGCTTTATATTACTAGAAGAACCATCAGTTTTCACGAATTGTAATTTAGCTTGGTTATCTTCTGTTACTAAAGGAATGTTATTTGTAACTCCATTAGTCTTAACAAAACCTAAAGATCTAGATACGTCAAACCTTGCCTCTCTTGGAGGTCTTAAATCGAAAAAATCACTTATTGTTTGATATGCCATTACTCTACTTCTCTGACTTTTATACTAGCAACTCCTTGACCAGCTGAAGTTAAATTTATATTATATTCTCTAATCATTACATCGTGTTCATCATAGGAACCAGCTGAAGGAGTTTCATATCCATTATTAAATTGAATAATATTTTCATTTGTAGCTTCTGCTTTTATATAATCTATAAGTTGTGATCCAGTAAAGGCCCTACCTTGAGCTTGCGCATCTTCATCAGAGATATCTAGTAACATATCCCATTCTCTTACATATTCTGTAGGAGTACATCTTACTTGAACAGATCTAACAACAGGGGTTGCAGTAGCATCGCTTGTAGTTAATTTAATTTTTAATTGTAAATTTTTAAATTTCACAGATGCACTATCTGTTGATATTTTAAATGTAGTTCCTGTACCACTATCAGTATCATATGTTCCTGCTGATGTCCAAGTTCCGTCCTGGTCATCTTGGTAATATACCTGCACAGCAGTATTTGCTGGTAATGGTTCGGTAGCTAATCTGATAGACATTAAAGTTTTTTCTTCACCTATATCAAAATCGTGTACTGCAGTAATTAGTTCTCCAGAAGTTGCATATGTTGAAGCAGTTCTATAAGTTTGAGTGTTACTAGAACCTTTATTTTCAGATACAAATGTTCTTCCTAAAAAGTCAACAACAGAGTTTGGATCTCTTACTGCAGAAAATTCTGGGCCCCCAAAGATTGCACCAGTTAACAA